AAACACTCTTTCCTCTATTTCTGCTCTAGGAATTATTTTAAAGTATTCAAATCCATAGCTTTTTAGCTTTCTTTCAAGCCTTCTTTTGTTAGCATTGAATGTAATTATTAATCCATCACATTTAATTTCTTCTGTTTCTGATATTTCAATTACTGATTGCATCAGTTCTAGTTTTCCTCTATGTTTTGGTTTTAATGGAGTTCTTAGTGTTGTGTTTGCTGATGCTTTACATTCGTGCATTTCAATAAAATTTGCTATCCCTTTATCTTTAATTTCGCCTATATAGACAATATCTATATCTTTTTCTGATATTTTCACTTCATTTTCTAACACTATGGCCTCATCTATTTTTTGTGTAAATTCTTTTCCGTTATATGTTCCTACAACATCCCAAATCAACTCTAAAAATCTTCCTCTTCTACCGTTTAACTCATCTTCTGTTCCGTTATAAAATGAGTTTAATAATTTTATAAACTCTTTATAGTTCTTATCTTTAATTATAGATTCCTCAAATCTAAAATTATTTTTTACAATATCCTCAATTTTACTACTATCAATATTATTTTTCCATTCATCTAATATTGACAGTGTTATACCTAAGAACGATTTATTGTTTAACATAAACTTTGCTAGAGATTCTGCTGACTGATGTTTTTCCCTGCTAGTACTCTCTTTAGATTTAAATTTCAATCTCATATTATGCCTTATATGGAGAAATTACTAGAGCAGGATATCCAATACGAGTTGTGATGGAACTTATTATCTCTCTTGCATAAGGCCATATATTAACTGGAACATTTCGTTCTATAAACATTAATATATAATCATCTTCATAATCCTCTATTGAATTAAATTTATAAATTGCCCTTAGTTCAAATTTTAAATTTACCAAACCTTCTCCTTGACATTCTATTCTTAAGTTAAATTTAGGATAAAATTCTACTACTTCTGATAATTTTTTAAATTCTTCACACTCATATTTCATATTAACATCACATTTGATACTTTCATTTTTGATATTTTCATCTTTATGTAATATAACATCGCTTAATTCAATATTTTTAATTAGCACATTTACTAGTTCCACATCATTAACTAATTTTCTATACTTCATTTTATCTAATTCCATTAATCTTCCTCCAAAATCTAAGCTGCCAATGCATAATCATCATTATCATAATCCTCTATTTCAAACTTAAAGTTAAAATCAAATTCAATATGTTCATTGTCTATATAATTTGATGAGTTATCATTGTTAACTAAATTTCCAATATTAGTAAACCTGATATTTCTAGAAATTTCGTATTCTTTATATTTTATACATATAAGCTCTTCTAAATTATCAAAGATATTACTTAATAAATCATAATACTGTTCACTTTTCTTCATAGGATTATGATACATTTCATCTGCTATTTTAAAGTTAGCCTTGCTTTTATCTAATACTTTCTTTATTATTTTTGATAAATTGATTCTCCAATCTAATGTTTTATCAGTAATAAAATCTTCTTCTATATTTTTAATTGACTGCAAGGCATCTTCTTTTATAAACTGTATATCCCATTCATCCTCTTCTATATTGTTATTTTTTAGAGTTTTAGTTACATACTGAATTTTTTCTTCAAATAAATTATATAAGCTATCTAAATAGCATGTTTGTTTTAAATCTAAAATAGACTTATTTTCAAACATAATTGAATAATTATTCATATTAAATTCCCCCTTGTAAACAAATCTTTCCATAAATATACCTCCAAGAGTATAATTTAAGATTTGTTACCTAAATTATACCATTTTAATATTTACATTCCAACAACAAATATTATTAATATTTTCTCATATATACTAAGTTTTTATACATCTGCTCTATATATTTTTATTTTTATGATTATATAAACATGTTACTTTTTTCATTAAAGTTTAATATTTTCTCATACTATACTCTTTTCTGAACAATTTTGATATCCTTTATATTTGTAATACCCTTTGTATTAATAATTAACCAGTATATAATAATCATTATCAATTTAATACATTTTTTACATGTAATTATATACCTTGTTATTTTCATATAATATATATTACATTTAATATATATTATGTGAATTACAAAATAGTCTAGAAATTGTATATAAAGTGTAGGCAAAATGTAAGTAAATATCTTTAACTTGAATTATCAATTTTACTTATTTGTAAAATACTATCTTTTATAAAAACTGTTTTAATTGAGGTGTAAAAAAGGAGGTAACAACTAACTAGTTGCTACCTTCTAATCTATCTATCAAATAAAAACTTCTAATTTGACTTTTAAACATTAATTCAATGTCTTTTACTGCATCTTGAACACATTGCTTAAACTTTAAATCATAGTATATATTCACTTCACCTATGCTATTTACACTTAAAGAATAGCCTTTTCTTTCTATTATACATATGCTCCCACAATCTGATAAATCATTCTTGTATATTGATTTTAACTGCCTTTTTATTTTGAGAAAGTCTATTTTGGGGTAAATATTATTTGGATAAAAACTTTTCTCTTGTATTAACATATTATCACCTTTAACTCTACAATTTTTCTTTTACAAATTCTATAGCTTTATCCATTGTTGACCATACATCATTACCATATAGCTGAGTAAATTTTTCTCCTGTAGTCTTACTCATTTCCTTCATTTTATTACAAGTTACTCCACCGATTACATATAGATTTTGTGTTCTATGTGGTTTATAGTCTTTTATATCTGTTACTAAGTAACTTTCTTTTTTTCTCTTATAATATAGTCCTAAAATGTCTGCTGATACTTTATCATCTCCAGAATAGACTATAGTATGTTTATATCTATTATAATTGTTTTCTTCTGCTGAACTTATATGTTTAGTTATAGCTTCTACTATTGCAGTAGCTAATTTATCAGCTCCTAAACTCAAATACTTATTTGCATCTTCGGTGTCTACAAAACATACTTCTATTAGCATACTTTTAGCTTTTGTTTTCTTTACTACATATAATCCACTTCCATCTTTTACCCCTCGATTTGTAAATCCTAAATCAGAAATTTTTTTACAAACATCTATAGCATCTTGATACTGCTTACCTTTATATGTGTAAACTTCGCATCCTTTGCCACCACCTGCATTGAAATGTATTGATATGAACCAATCTAAATCTTGTCTATTAGCTTGTGCTGTTATCTTAGATAAACATTCTGATTGAGTAGACGCTTTATCTATAGTACAATCGACTACATTATTGCCTAATTTTTTTAATTTATCAATTACTTTATATCCTACATTCCTAGTTTCTATTGACTCATTTATTTTACCTATAGCTCCACTTCCTGCTCCTGTTTTTGTATGTCCACAATTTATACCTATTTTCATTGTTTATTTTCCTCCTTCAACTGTTTGTAAGTTTGATTTATACCTATTGATATACCCCAACAAATTACACCTTGCAAGACTGCACTAGGATTTAATCCTAACATCCATATTGAGAAACCTATTCCAAGTATCAATAATACTACCGGAATGTATTTATTGTCTAATTGTTTATATTTCTTGCAACCTGCTCCTATAACATAAAGAGCAGCAACTAAAATCAGTAACTGCTCTGGTATAAAACTTATTAAATTATCCATCTTTTATTTTCCTCCTAATTTAAAATATTCCTTTTTGTATTGCAAATATAAAGAACCCTATTAGTGTTGTAATCATTGTACCAATCAGCCACTTGAGCATACTTGTAAGTGAGTTTAGATTTTCACACAATGCTTTTAATTCTGCTTTAGACTCTATATTTGCTATCTTTAATTCGTCTATTTCATCACTATGTCTGTTTATTCTTATTTCATTTCGTTTTATTTTTTCTTTTATAACTTCTTCGTTCATCTAAGCCTCCTAATTTTTGATATTAAAAAAGAACCTATTTTGTAGGTTCTGTTCCTTCCACTACTCCACTCTGTTTAATTATATAATCCTCTACTGCTGTCCTATAGTCTGTGTTAATTACATCATCTAATTCAAATTCTCGATTTTTTAAAGGATTTAAGCCTCTACTTAAAATCCTCTCTGCTAATATTCTTACTACAACATTATTTATATTCATTATAATAGTCCTCCTACTTTTTCATTTTCATTTAGTAATATTTGATTTTCTAACTCTTGTATTCTCTTTTCTTCTTCTGTTATAAAGACTGGTATTTCTTCCAAAATTGGCTGTTTTGTTTCTATATTTATACCTATAATTCTATTTTTAGTATAATCTATACTTCCATACGGAATATCAATGCAATGCAATTCTGTTATTGTATCATGCTCCAATACATCCCCTGTTGCTTCTCCTGTCTGCAAGAGTATTTTGCCTGTTTGGTCACATATAATTCTATTTGCTCTATTCATTTTATCACCTCATTTATTAAATAAATTTTATAGCATACCAATTATATAAGACTCCATCTATTTCTGGAATTATAGCTGGAACGTAAGTATTATTTTCTATCCAAATACTTCCTTTATTGCTTTTGTATGCTTGCCCAAAAGCGGAATAATTTTGGTTTCCATATGGTTTACGAAATTTGGAAGTAACAACAAAATCAGTTTCTCCAGATATTGAAGGGATGCCTGATGTACCAAAAACAAAATGTTTATAATATACGCTAGAACTGTCTTTGTATTCGCATTCAGCAAAAAAAAGGTTAGGAACAAAATTTAATCCTTCAACTCCAATCCAAGTCTTAGGTTGACGTTCATAATTGTTATTGTGGTTGCTATCGTATAAATAAGCAGACCAAAGTGAATTTTGTATGATAGATGTAGTTCCATGAGCAATCTTATATTTTGCGTTTAATTGAGATATTATATTATTTTTTTCTGTTAACTGATTCATCAAATCCTGCACACTAGCGTCCGAACTATCAAAACTTGTTTTAATTTTCTCTGATAATTCAACTAATGTATTATTCAAGTTTGCCTCTATATTCTTTAATGCTAAAGTATTTATAATACTTGTTTTACCAGTTTTAAATGCATCTTTAATTTCTATCCATTTATTTGTAACTTCATCTGTTGTAGAACCACTTGGAAGGGGTGCAATTCCTCTGCTTACGCTTACAACTTTTTCTACTGTAGCATTGGCACTGTCTGTAACAACTATTTTAAGAGTATGCAGTGCATTATCTTCTAATGTATAGTTAATTGTCTTTTCAAGAGTTAAATCGGTTGTTATAGTTTCTTTTAATACATCATCTATAAAATATTCTATTTTAGTTAACAATGTAGGGTCTGTGTGGTCAGCTTTAAATGTTGCTGTGCTTGAGTTATATGAGGATATGTTCAAAAATGGTAATGCTTGTAGTAATGTTATTTTAGCATAACCATGAGCATTACTAGTATTATCACCTGCGATACTATTAACATTTTCTAACCAATATTCAGATGTAGGTATATATCCTTTTGGTTTATAACTATCTTTAGTTAAAACATATCCGCTTCCACCTCCACCTACACCACTAGAAGAAGCTCCAGCACCACCATACCAACCACCACCGCCAGCACAAACATTACCAATACCACCTTTTCCAAATGAACCATTGCCATTACTATTAACAGTTACACCACCTTCGTATTGAGTGCCACCAGTACAAGTAGTTCCAGCACCAACACCCATGCCACCTGCAAATCCACCACCTAAACCAATTGAAGAAAAAGAAGAAGTACCAATAGAACCTCCGCCCCCTGCTACAATTATACGTGATAATAATCCTTGCTCATCATTCCAAACACCTCCAATAAGTCTTATATCGGTAGCTCCGCCTCCACATGTTGTAAATTTAGGGTCTACACCTTCATTAGGACCTCTTCCCCCTCCATTAAAACCAGCCCAGTCGCTAATGTTACTAAACTTTTTGTACCCACTTTCACCAGCGTAAACATATAATATAGTTTCTTTTTTTAATGTGAGTTCTCCTTTAGAATAGCCACCTTTAGCACATTCAGTCCACTCATCAAAACGACCACCTCCACTAGCACCCCAACATTCTAATTTATACTTCCCAGGTTTTAATATAACTTTTTTCCCTGTTCCAATATAATTAAAATTCCATTCAGTAGTCATTTTTATCACTCTCCTTTCTATATAGGTAACATATCATTTTGTATAGATATATTAACCTCGTTGAAATTTTCTATCTTTGCAACAACTTCATCTATTGCCCCTTGCACAGTAGTAGCAGTAAGTTTACTTGTAGCATTATTATAACTTGTTTTCTCTGCTGTTGTTTCTATACTATCTACACTAGTTTTTACCTCATTTAATGCACTAACTATATTTGTTTTATCTGTTGTATTAAGTTGTGTTGTGTCCCCTATTTTGTTGCTTAACTCTGTTTTAGCAGTTTCTATGTTGCTTGTTAATTCTGTTTTAGTTGTATCAATTTTAGTATTAATAGTACCTATTTTAGTTTCCAATTCTTGTATATCTTTTAATGTAGCAAAGATTATAGTTGGGTCAATTTTAAGTTCTATATTATTTACATTAGATACAATAAGCACAGTTTTAACCTTCATGTCTACCACTGCACCTTGTTCTATAGAAGGTTTATAACACTCTTTGTATTTAGAAATGGCAATTAAATTATTTTCATCATCTAAATATCCTATTTCTCTTATCATAAATCCGCCTACACTTGATGGTATTAAACTCTCTAATATTATACAATTTGGTGCAGTTTCATCTGTAGTTGTATTTCCGATATTGCCTTCCCATACCACATTTTTGAGAGCTGTCTGACTCTCAGTTGGAGTATATTCACTCCCTCCTCCATCACCAAGTTGAATTTTTACAAATCCCACTTTATTACCTGTGACACTTGCATTTGCTATCTTTGCTTTTCCTACATCTGTAATTATAGTGTAATAACTTTTATCTATAGCCAATATATCACCTCCTAAAATATTGTTATCTCTTGGTATCCAACTCCATTGCCAGTTAATACATCAATTTCTCCATAAGTTTCTATATCTGGTGGACTCCAAGGGTATATAGTTATTTCTTGACCCATTAAGGTTGTTATACCAAAATTCATATAATTGTCTTTGCTTATAAGCACTCTAGTGTAATCTAAAGTCATATTACATGGCTTAATATTACTTACAAAAGAATGAACTTCCTCAAACCAATCTTGATTTCTAGCATCACTTTCAAGATGTATATTATAAGTAGCATTATTAATAGTTAATTCATAATTGCCTTCTCCAACTATACTATCTAGCCAGTTCCTTAAAAATCTCTCTGAGTAAGGTAGTTTACTTATATATTTACTAAAAATCCTAAACCTTCTATCTTCTAAACTCTCATTACTTTTAGGAGTTATAGACATTATCTTTTCCCATCTTTTTATACCACTTGGAGTTAAATCCTCTAAAAACTGGTCACTTGATAGGTCATTTAATTTTTCATGTAGTGTTTTTATTTCTTTGTTTTCTACATTAAATACTTTTATATATTCTTCTTTATCTTGTAGAATTTGTGGTAAGTAATTTATTAGATTAATCTCTTTATCCAACTACCTCACCTCTCACTACTATACTGTTACTATCTATTGTTAGATTAGATTTAACATCATTTATCATTGTGTTTGTAATATCTAACACTCCATCTATACTAAGTAATCTAGTTTCAATTTGAGATATACGGACTATTAAGTTTTCTTCATCTTCCCAACTCAT